TTCCAGTTCCAGGCAAATCAAGTCAGAAGGTCTTTTTCAGGATTTTCATCTAAAAGTGATCTGATTTTGTCGTTTGTTGAAGCCTCATTGAGCCCGTTGAAGAGTTCCAAGTAAGAACCTTTCACCCATACATGGCATGCAACCCCTTTCCATTTGATCTTCTTTTCCATTTTTGAAAAACCTAATTTCAGCAGCATTTTGTGTAATGCTGTGCTTTTGGGAACCTCAACATCTTCCATTAAACTGAGTGCTGTTGATAGGTGTTTGCTAGACAAGATTTGATCATTGAAGCCGTAACCACCCTCTTCGATGAGATCTTTTACAGCACCAAATTCATCAGAAGTGTTTAGACTGATCATCTGGTCTTTAGCCAAAGATGATGGTGCTTGGCCTTTTGGATTGAACAATGGGTTGAGTTGGTACTCAAGCAACCACTTCCTAAGCCCAGGTGAATGATCACGAATGGCATTGAACAAGTTGCTGAAGTAGTCTGAATTGGCTACCTTAGCAAGCTCACCTTGATTGTTGAAAGGTGTAAATTGAACCCACCATCGGCGGTCCGTGTCCTCAAGTGGGAGGGCATCGTGGTGGTTTGTGAATGCAATGTAGTTGACCGTGTTTGGTGCCACATACTCGTTGATACCTTTGGGGTGTATTGTGACCTGATCGTTAGTGATGTACGGCTTTATGGTATTCAGCACATCATGGCGGTTGTGACCAACCATGCGAATCTCCTCAAGTACATTGACACACCTGCCTGCTGCCCAACTCGTAAAGCCGGTTGCCAATACGCTAGGTGACACAATGCCTACGTTGGCCATACCCATCACACCCATCATCAAGTTGCCTAGTACTGACTTGCCATCGCCCTCAATGCCTTTGATCAACGGAGCCCACCGAATTTTAGACCCTGGATTCTGAACGCAGTAAGCCATCCAACTGAGCATGATCTCTACAGCGTGTTGTTCAACCAAGATCATTGACAGATGGGCTTGCACAACTTCAATGGCTTTAAGGTCGCCGGCACTCAAAGAAGCAGGCACATCTGGCGGGCTGTTCTTGTTGTATTCATTGACACATTCAATCCCATTGAGCTCAAACAGATCCTCAGCAGCAGGCAGGTAAATGATCTTGTCAGGAGTAGGAATCCTAAACAGATCCAAGGACAATGTAGCTGCTGAGTCATCGCCACAAAACCGGTTGAACATAGCGCCAAAGCCTTGCTGCGAGACTTTCCTTTTGCTATTGACATTGAAAAACTTGTCTTCATGAGTAACATAAACCCAATCACCTAACCATTCTGGTACACCCTCATGAATCTTTGGCTTGATCAGATTCTTGGCATCATTGATTGAGATGGGGAAGTTTAGATCCTTGAACTTGGTCTTGAGGATGCCTGCCAAAACATTGCGACTGATGTTGTCAAGGCCAAGTTCAGCTTTGATTGCCTCAACTACCACGGTCTTAAGCTGCTCAAGGTCAGTCTCGTCAACAATCAAAGCCTTACAACGATCAAAAGTCCTAGTCTGCTCAGCCTTCTTAAACTCAATGACCTTTTTGATGATCGAGGCAAGGGTTATAGCCCCGCCTCCTGAGCCGTGTTGTTCACTAAACGAGTCCCACTTGGACTCCAATTCACGGCGGTCATATGAACCGGTCTCTCGGCTAGCTTGATCCCAAAGTTCCATCCATTCCTCACCGCCTCGACCTTGATGATGCAAAGCCATACCGAGTTGAAGCCATAGGTCATACGGCTCAAGGTCACCTATGAATGGCAGCAGTTCAGTCTCAACCCGCTCAAGATCCCAATCATTGAGCGGCGGCTTATAAGACTCAAGGCCAAGAGCCTCGTTAGATCCAAAATGTCGTTCAACAAACCAGTCTACATCTTGGATAGTGTCTGGCAAAAGGCCATGACCGTTCAATGTATGACCCGTCACTGTGAAATAGCGACCCTCCTTATAGACCTCAATGTCACCAACTTTGCCTGACTTGGCTAAATTTGATCTAGTGAATAGTTTGATGCCTGTACCTGAAGGGCTAGTCTCTGCATAGCCATCAACCCGGTCTAGCAGCTCATTGGCCACATGGTTCATTTTGCCATCAATGATGCAGTCATCTAGATCAATGCCCTGAAAGTCACCAGAGCCATCGATTGTTATACCTATGCCATCAAAACCATCTACAAAATAGGCATCTAGTGCATCTTCATACGTTGACCATGTACTAGGGTCTGTACTCTTTGCCATTCGACCGTTTGTTTGATACGGTATTTTTTTCCACTTTTTCCCGTCAAGCACTAGCTTCCAAACGACCCATCTTGGGATGGCCTTGAGAGCTTGAGGGATAAATTCTGGTAAGACTGCTAAGACTGTAGGTTTAGTTTGCATTGCTTCCCCTTGCTTGGTCGGCAAGGAGTGCCGCAACACCAATCTCCATGAACGCAACTATCAAAGCCGTTCTGTTCATACCTTTTGGCAAATTGGATGTGGCCTTTATGGCTTCAGAGAGATAAATGCGGGTTGCGTCACAGCTGTCATAAACGCGGCCTTCTATTGAAGAGGCCGGCTGCGGAGAGTTCATGTTTTTCTTTCAATGCCCATTCACAAGTATAGGTTGGGCGGATGCTGTGAAAGGGGAAAGCATCCTTGTCGGTCGAGTAGCTAATTCGTCCCAAGCCCATTGACATCATACATCAAAAAACTGATGTACAATACATCATGATTGAAAAAAAACCCAAACCTTTTAAGGCCGATTGTCAAGAAGCCTTAGACCTTCTCCTAGTCCACATGGGTACAAAGGCCGAGATGGCTCGGCAAGCCAAGATGAGCCGGAACACCGTTTCCTACTGGTTTACACGAGGACAGATCGGCCGTGTTGCGGCCAAAAAATTTGGCTCGATGAAGGCCATACCATTCACAAAAGAGCAGCTCAGACCAGACATCAAGGACTGGACCCCTATGCATAAACGCAAATAGTTGCAAAATAGTTGTGTACAGACCAAAAAGTGTTGTACAATGCACTCACGGCAGTCTCGCCGTCTCAATGTCGAAAGCCTATCATGAAAAAAGCCGAACTTGCTACTCTCCGTGCTAATGTTATTGCCGCTGCTCAAAAGCTTCGGTCTGTTGGCTGCAAAAAACTTGCTTTTCCAGAAGAGTTGGTTCCTGTAGCCTCGCCTGCACAGCTTCGCAATTGGCTGTTTTGGGCAGAAGAAACTTTCAACAATTTATACGCTTAATGTTGTAAAGGATCATTATGGAATACAAACTCAATGACGGCGGCCGTCAAGCTGCAGGCTTCAAGGGCACAGCAGGTGACTGCGGAGCTCGGGCAATGGCAATAGCTTTGCAGCTTGACTACAAAGCCGTGTACAAGGAACTATCACAAGCAAACTGTGACAACGGTCGTTCAAGGTCAGCACGCAATGGCATCATGAAAGACATTTACACAGTAGTGCTCAAGCGTTATGGGTGGGCATGGCACAAAGCCCCTCAGTTTATAGGCCGTAAGGCTCGCTGCAGTGATATGCCAAAAGGCAGTGTGATTGCCAAGCAAGCCCATCATCTTGTAGCAGTGATTGACGGTGTGGCAAACGACACCTGGGACTGCACCCACAAAATGGTTTATGGCTACTGGGCCAAGCAGTAAAATAGTTGCAAAATAGTTGTGCAGCACTCAAAAAGTGTTGTACAATGCACTCACGGCGCTCTTGCCGTCTCAATGTTGAAAGCCTATCATGACCGTCCTCACAGCCAACAACCCGCTCATCGTCACCATCAAAAATGTCTATGGAAAAGAGATGATCTATCCTGCTAACTCTGTTGCTCAAATCTTTGCCGACATTGCACGGCAACATACTTTGAGCCGCAACACGCTCAAGCTTGCACAAGCACTCGGCTACAAGATTGAAGTCAATCAGCCAACATTAGAGCTCTCATGAACGCCCTCACTAGAGACATCATGAAGTGGCTCAACATCAGTCTTGAGCTTGCACTAGACGTGCAATACAAGATGATGGAAACAGGCATCAGTTTTGGCAGCAGCTCGACTCGTGAGCTCAAACAGTGTGCAAAAGAATGCTTGGACTTGATCAAATGAAAGTCTTCTTGGCACTCTTTGTTATGGCAATTTTAGTGCCATTCCTTTTATTAGGCATGGCAGCTAGTATGCTCATCAGTCGCATTTGGTATTGGGCCATTGCCAAATGAACCTGTACCCTCATCAAGTCCAAGCCGTTGAGTGGCTAGGTCAACGGCCTAAGGCTATTCTTGCGCTTGACATGGGTCTAGGCAAGACAGGTGTGTCTAGCCTAGACTTGTCTGTGCCTGCATTGGTCGTGTGTCCTGCGTCACTTAAACTCAACTGGCAAGCCGAGCTCAAGATGTGGCGGCCTGAGCTTAGCGTGCAGGTTGTTCGCAGCCCCAAAGATCCAATCAAAGGCCTTGACGTCACCATTGTCAACTATGACATACTAGGCAAGCTTGACCTACCTAAACCGGTCACCTTGATAGTGGATGAAGCTCACTACATCAAGAACTACAAAGCCAAGCGTACCAAGTTGTTGATGAGTTTGATCAAGACCACAACCAATGTCAGCCTGTTGACAGGCACTCCTATAGTCAATCGACCCATCGAGCTGTGGACTTTACTCTATTCGATTGGAGCCACAAAGCTAGGCTACTTTGAGTTTGGTATGCGGTTCTGTGCAGGATGGAAAACACCCTGGGACACCTACGACTTCAGCGGTTCAAGCCGTAAAAGTGAACTGATCAAAGTGTTAGAACCGTTCATGCTGCGGATGACAAAAGCTGAGTGCATTGACTTGCCATCAAAAACCTATAGGGTCATTGCCCTTGATTTGCCAGTTGACAAGCGCGAGAAGCAATTTACAGCTGACGAGATTGACAAGCCTGATTCGATTCCGTTCGAAGCCATCAGTGACATCAGGCGGCTCAACGCAGAGCGCAAGCTAGACCAATCTATAAGCTACATCAAAGACTGTCTTGAACAGACAGACAAGGTTGTAGTCTTTGCTCATCACACTCACATCATTGACGGGCTCATGACCGCCTTTAAGGACTATGCCCCGGTCATGGTTACCGGCGCAGTCAAGAATGAAGACAGGCATGCTGCAGTTCAAACATTTCAAAACGACGCCAAGTGCAGGGTCTTTGTAGGCAACATCAAAGCTGCTGGAGTAGGTCTGACACTAACCGCAGCAAGCCATGTTGTATTTGTTGAAGCACCGTGGTCTCCTTCAGACCTTCAACAGGCAGCAGACCGCTGTCACAGAATCGGTCAACAAGACAATGTCACTATTGACTTGTTGACGATAACCGGGTCCATCGATGAAATTATCTTACACAAGATACTGACCAAGATGGATGTCATTGATAGTGTCATTAAGGAGTCTACGGACATGAA